CCACCCACCGCCACGCGGTCCACAGGAGGCCGAACGAATGGGTTGCCGTAGTCGCGCCACGCCTTCCAGCCCGCGCCGCTGGGCATCGTAGACGGCAGTTGCTGCTGCGGGGGCATCGCGGCGCGTGAGAGCAGTGTGTTGTACCCGGCGCGGGCGGTCACCGCGGTCTGCTGGTTCAGGCTCTTGCCGAACCCCGGCGCGATGCGCATGGCGAGGTTGCAGATGATCGCCTCGTTGGCCGAGTCGGGCACGCCGCTCTCGGCGTCGATGTCGCTGAACTCGGGCGAGCCCGGCAGCGGATAGCCCAGGCGGATTCCCTTGCCGTTCCACTCGGCCATCATGGCATCCAGGCGGCGCAGCGCCGTCTCGAGATCCTGCGGCTGGAGGTCGAACACATACGACGCCAGGCCGATCTCCTCAAAGGCCGCGGTGACGAACTGGCGCTTGCTGTAGGTCATATCGGGTCAGACGCCGCACGCAGCGCCTCGTGGATCTTGGCGAGCAGCCGCGCGTCCGTGGTGCGCCCGTCGAACTTGATGCCGAGCTCGACGGCCTTGGCCTCCATCTCGACCCGCGTCGCAGGGGCGTCGTCCTCGGCTTCGGCCGCGGCCACGGGAGCCTGCTCGGCCAGCTTGGCGCGGGCCTTGGCCAGCAGCCCAGCGGGCTTACGGTTGTGCGCGAAGGCGCGATCGCCGGCAGCGACCACGGCCGCCAGGATCGTGCTGTGCCAGCCCTCGGCCAGCAGCGCGTCGTACTCGGCCTGGTTGGCAGCGCCGCGGTAGCGGTAGCGCCCGCCCGACGAGTGCTGTGACGAGCCTGGGGCGCGGTAGACGAGGGTGGGGAATGCGGGCATGGTCACTTCTTCTTCGCGGTCTTCGCAGACGCGCGGAATGCGGCGGCAGTCGGCGCACCGGGAGATCCGGGCTTGCGCATCTTCTCGCCGCTGCCGGCCTTGATGCGCTCGCGCTTGGCTGCGATGTTGCTGTAGAGCCCGGGCTTGGCCTTCACTTCTTGCCCCTTGGGTTCGGCCCCGGACCCTTGCTGGGCTTGCCGGCCTTGGCCGCGGCGGTGCGTGCCGTGTTGAGCGCGATGGCGACAGCCTGCTTTTGCGGCTTGCCTGCCTTCATCTCCTTGGAGATGTTGGCCGATACGCTGGCCTTGGAGTAGCCCTTCTTCAGCGGCATCGAATGCTCCTGTGAAAACGCGGGCGGCGGCCGGGAACTCCCAACCCTTACCGCCCGCGTGTCATGCCCAGCTTACTGCGATCAGAGGCGGTAGATGGTGTAGGTCGCAGCAGCCGTCTTGCGCACACGGAAGCGGCCCGAGCTTGACGCGGCCACAGCCATGTTGCCCAGCAGCGTGATGCCAGCCACACCGCCACCCACGGAGATCGTGAAGGCGTTTGCACCGCCCGTGTTGATCACCGAGAAGTCGAACGAGTCACCGATAGCGAACTGCGTTGCGCCGTCGATCAGCGTGCCGGTCGGGGGCGTGGCAGTCACGGCCGCAGCGGTCGTGCTGGTCACGATGCCCGACATGATCATCGCCACGGTTAGGTTGCCGGTGGCGTTGAGCGCAGTCGGATCGCCCTGGCGCTGCCAGTTACCATCGGTGCCAACCACCGGATCGGTGCCGATGTCGTAGAACACCGGGAACGCCCCGGCGTTGACGGTCAGCGTCGCCCCGCTGGCGAAGGCCGACGAGGTGTAGGTCGTGTTGACGACGGTCTGGATCAGATCCAGTTGGGTCGGGTAGTTGGGGAAGCCGACCTCTTGCAGAACTTGAGCCTCGCCCTGAGTCTGAACGGCGATCTTTTGCCCAGCGGTCAGCGCGAGTACGAGGGTGCCTTGCGGCGCGATGGTGGAATAGGACATAGCCTGTACCTTTCGATGTGGTTGCGACGCGGGCCGGTGTTACCCGGCCCGCTACGTCATCAGGGGGTCTGACCAAACAGCAGGATGCCGCTCATCTCGGGCTGCTTGTTCACGACGCCGAACAGCGTGTCGAGGCGGTACTTCGTCTTCATGGTGTTGACGTCGTATTGCTTCTGCATCACGAGTTCGATGCCCTGGTCGGTCGTCGCACGCATCACCGCAGCGCCGGCATCACCCGGCACGGCGTAGCGACCCGGCAGCAGTTCGAGCGCGTCCTTCTGCCAGAAGCAGTTGATCGGCGCGGCGTCCACGTTCAGGCGGTCGATGGTGGCCGCAGCGTTGGCGGTCACGACGCAGTTCTGGTACTGCGCCTCGGCATCGCTGCCACCCTGGTTGCTGATGATCGGCGGCGTGATGACCGAGGTCGTGGCCGACAGACGCTGGACGATGCGGAACGTCTTGAGTTCGCCCGTGTCGGCCTTCGTGATGTGGTGAACCGCGTTCACGCCAGAGATCGTGATCGCGTCGCCCACGGCCAGTTCGGTCGTGACCGACGAGTGCGTGATCGTCTGGAAGCGGTTGTCCACGTTGGCCGACTCGCCCGTCGCGGCCACGCTGGTTGCCACCGGAACCCAGTAGTTCGCGGCAGCGGCTTGCGTGTCGATGGTCGGGTCCGAACCGCCCGCCGCACGGATGCGGTTGGCGTAGTCGAACTTGTAGGTCATGAACCCGGCCACGTTGCCCACGAACCCGCGGCGATACGCTTCGTCGGAGATGTTGTTGCCGAACGAACGGGTGGCGATGGCCAGATTGCCGGCCATGCCGTTGTAGTCGCGGCTCGACAGCGCCAGGTAGCGGTCGAACTGCTGCACGCCCTGCTCGTTCATCACCGTGTCGCACAGCGCCACATCGTCGTAGGTGCCGGCAGCGCCAGTGGTGCGAACCACGAGCGAACCCAGGCCAGCGGCCACGTTCATCACGGCGAGGTTGATGTCCGATGCGAGCTTCTGCTTGGCGGCGTCACCGAGGCGGCCTTCTTGCAGCGCGTCGCGCAGTTCCAGCGCGTCCATGATCCAGGGCACCGAGCGTTGGAAGCCCAGCGTCGCCGGCACGGCAAGCTGCGTGAAAGCGGTGAAGTTCAGCGTCTGGTCCATGCCCGGGAACGACTGGGCGATGTACGGCTGCGGACGCCAGATCACGTTGTTGGTGCGCTCCATCGTCGTCCCGTCGGTGCGGTAGACGGAGACGTTGCGCGAAAGCACGAGAGCGTCGTTGAAGCCTTCGAGGAGGTCTTCAAACGCGACGCGCTCTTCCTTGGAAAAGCTGTTGTTGGCCATGTTGGCTCCTGACGGATGAGTGAACGATTGCGGCTATGGCCGCGCCTGCTTACTCAACCCGTCAGAGCCGGTCGGCCGCTCGTGTTCTGCGCCTGCCCGTGAGGTGGGCGAATCCAGATGCGGCCGAATGTACCACATCCGGCAATAGGTGCAAGCCCTACTTGCCTTTGGCCCGCATCTGCTGCTTGTACCGCAGCACCTTGGTCATGTCGCCGGTCTTCTCGGCCTCGGCGCGTAGGCGCTCCAGGTTGCTGTCAACCGAGCCGCTGATCGGCGCGGAGCCGGTGACGACGCGAGGCGGGGCGGGGGGTTTCGGGCGGTTCGTGACCTTCAATTGGGCCTCCAGTTTGCCGGCCGCTGTTGCGAACCGGACGGGATCGGTGATGGACGCGAGTTCCTTGGCGCGCTTGGGGTTCTTGCCCAGCGCGTAGACCACGAGCGCGGGGTTGTCCAGCCCTTGCAGCAGGATGCCCTGCTGCGTGACGTTGAACTGCTCCTGTACCAGCGCCTCGGCGTCGTCGTAGTCCTTGACCTTGAGTTCGGTCTTGGCCTTGGCGTAGCCCGAGAGCTTCTCCTGCCAGGACCTCTGCTGGTTCTCCTGCTCCTGCTGCACGCGCTGCTGCTCGGCGTCGTGCTTGCGCTTGCGGTCGAACCAGGCGGCCAGTTCGGACTCGAACTTGTCGGCGTCGTAGTCGCAGCCTTCCAGCGTGGGCTTGGTGCCGAGTGTGGGGGCGGCTTGGGCCGGCTGCTGGCTGCGCTCCTCATACTCGCGGAGTTTGCGTTTGAGTTCTCGCGCTTCGATTCGCATTCTTGCGAACGCGGCTCGGGCGATATCCTCTTCCTCTTCCTCGGTGGTCGGACCCTCGTCCCCGATCTGCACGACGAGTTCGTCGGCGGTTTCGGGCTGCTCGCCCTCCTGCTGGTCATCGACCTCGGGCTGCTCGTCCTGCTCGGGCGGCGGGGCCTCGGCTTCGATCTCCACGGGAGGGTCTTCGGTTTCGGTGCTCATGCGTTTCCTCTCGCCTGTTCGGGTCGGCGGTCACCCTGGCGCGCGGGGCGGGGCGCGCCTTCCCGTCAATGCACCGAGATGCCCAGCACCCCGAGCAGGTGCCG